ATCTAAATGGTCAAAATCTAATGCGCAGGCGTCTTTGTTGTATCCGCAGCAAGCACAGCCACGTTTTACTTTCTCTGCCTGTACTAATTCTAAGTTTTGTTTGCGACGGGCGCTAGAAGTTTTTAGCGTATAGATTTTTCTTTCTTCCCATTTTTCTGGTGTAGCCCAGTTGACACGATAAAACCCATCTTTGGTTAAAGGCTCTTTGCATCTGTGTTGAATAAAAACCTTACCCTCTGAGGAAACTTCTCCATATTCCCAAGGGCGGCCAGTGCTTGGATTTAAACGCTTCACTGTAAAAAATTTATTTTAACAAATCAGTAATCAACGTGCAGGCGACCTTTTCGCATTAGCCCATTGATGACCCAAACCAAGCTGTCAACGCAATCATCATGGCTACTAACACCAAAATTAGTCAGCTCTTCAAACATTGCAGTAAAGTTGCGATAACGATTAAAAATCAATTTGCGGTCCTCAAACAACCCCATGCATCCACGGAAGCGTGCTAGTTTATCAGCTCGGAATCCTTTGACAGGGTGCCAATTTAAGTTATAAAGCCCTTCATTAGTTAAGCATACACGTTTAAAGTCGGCCTCCAAAGAAGCCTGGTACTGAACCGCTTCTGAATAGATGTCGCATGTTGAATACGTTGGGTAGTAATTACCATTTTCATCTTGACCCACAATATTCCAATCATTGAGGAGTTCCTTAAGAGCATCTAGTTTTTCAAGATTACCCATCACACGCAATCGACGGTAATCAATAACATGAATTCGATCTCCAATCCGACCTGCAAGCGTCATGACAGTGTAGTCATTCTTCTCTTTGGTGCCCGCAGATAGGTCAACGCCTACAGCAAGACAATCAAATTCAGTTGCAATCTCCGCTTTAACAATCAGCTCTGGTGCCAAGGACAATTCGTTTTGTCTGACAACTTGATTCATGTACTGGAACGAGAAGGCAATTGGTGCTTGTCGTTTCTTTTCTTTTAAGTAATCAAGTGACCACATGTCTGGCCAATATGAAACTTCTTCTCCCGTTTTGGGATCAGTAAGAATTGCAGATAACACAATCTGAAGCCAGTTGTTTTGTGTGTTAAATGTTGTTGCATGAATGTCATCATGTCGGAAGCGAGTACCAAGGCAGATAGCCCTGGCTCCTTCAAACATAGTGGGTGCAATCACAGCATTCCAGTTGTCCTGCATCTGTTTACGAATGTCAGGGTTGGAAATGTCTGCGGCAGATTTAATGGCGTCATCAATGATCACAAGGTGCGAACGCTTGGAGGTCACTGAGCCTTTAAGACCTGCGGCACAGAGTGTAAATTGTTCTTCACCTGTGGTATCAATGCCAGCGAACTTGTGGTCAATTGACCAGTACTCATTACTGGTTACGTTCTTGAGAAGACGTACAGTTGGAAATACTTCTTGGTATCGTTTGCTTTCAATGATGCGTTTAATAGTTGCCGACTTAGAGCGTGCAATGTCAACCGTATAGGAGAGATAAAGAATTTGTAGTGGCTTCTTGGCTTGTGTATGAAGACCAATAGCCCATGCCGTGAACAAACCTAAGATTGTGGACTTAGCAGATCCACGTGGTGCCAGAAGATCAACATTTGGTCCTGCAATTTTTAAAAGACACGCACTATCTTCGCCTGTAACAAAATGACGATGCCATTCTTTATGATGCTGTGCAGGAGGTTTATCGGCTACGTAATCACAAAAGTATCCAAAGTCTTCTCTTGCTTTCTTTAGAGACTCAAGATTACGTGGTACACGAATTTGTTGCCTACGTGCAGCAGCTTGCGCGTTACGTCGATATGCAAGATGTTGATATGCAGGCACAATAAGTAATCAGCTAGTAACTGAATACTACTTCATTCGTTGGCGTTTTTGTTTTTCTTCTTCTGTGCTTGGTACTGGCGTGCCTTTTCCAGTGCTGCTTGGTGCTTGTCTTTGTCCGACATTGGGCTGTTGTCCTGGTTGCGGGCTTCCCGTTCCTTGAGGTGCGCCAGGATTTGTGGGAGCTGTCGGCGGTTGGTTTCCATACTGTTCATTACGTGTTTCTGCAACTGCACTCAATACTTTGGCGCCTTGCGCTGCAGGACTTTTAGCTTCCCCACCAATGGGTGCTCCTTGTAATTCACGTCGCCCACCAAAACGATTGCGATTCTCTTGTAATTTTTGCACAGCGGCGCCAAGACTACCCGCAAGCATGGCGTCAGTTCCTGGTGCTTGACCAGGAGTTGCATTTGATTGTGGTGAGTTCATCATATGTGTATTTTAACTTAACTGTCTTCGTATTGCATTTTGGCCCAAATACTCATGGATGCTTCTTCCAAGGGGATTTCAATTGGGTCATCCTTGAAGATAATCTGCAATTCACGTAGAGCACGATCTGCACCAGCCATTAGCAATCCTTTGCGATCACGGCTAGATGTAAATAGTTCTATCTGTGCAATGGTGCCGCGCAATTCTTTCTGCATACCAGCGATACGTGCCACGCCAGCATCACGTTTAACGACACCGTTATCTACGTCTTCTCGTAGCTTGCGGATATCTTCTTGCATCTCCTCAATTTCATAGAGGAGTTTCTTGCGATGATCAGGCTTTTTGTAATGAGATTTAACCCATAGATCACACGCAGAAATACTACCGCCATAGCCAAGGAACCTGGCATACAGATAGCATTCAATTACCGAGAAAGTTTCCTCGGCAAAACTACAAAACGCATCTTGATCTGAGGATGTTAAGTTATCGACCCATTGGTCAAATAACTCAATATCGATAGCCTCGTTGCGCCTGGTTGTAGTCTCGGGCTTCTTCTGTGTCTTTGAATTGCTGGGCTTGCTCTGCAGAGGTGCGTTGTTCTGACGCACCTTTACCGATGGTTTCGCGTTCTTGGGTTCCAGCATCTTCTAATTTTTTCTTGGAGAAACTATAAGCCACTTCAGCGGCCTGTCGATATTTGTCAATATCAAACGGGTCGTCCTCAGTTGTTTTATTGACCTGGCCGGGAGGCAACGTTGTCATGGCTTATAGTTGCCTCAAGATCAGAAGTTAGACATCATGCTAGCGAGACCCTGTTGGAAGATGTCACGGCGACCTTCCACAGACTTCTGGCGCTGTTGACGACCTTTCGATGCCTCGAGACGCTCAAGGAGCTTCTCAAAGTTACTGAGGTCAAAATTAGTGGCGTTGTCAGTACCGGTATCGGTAAGAGCGTTGGTCATTCTTTATAACCCAATGTGTAGGTATCTAATTATTATAAACAGACTTAACCAAAGGCTAAGCCCAGCAGGCTATACATTCTTGAAGTGTTATCCATTCGAGAAATATCCTTATCTGCTTGAGCCCTAATACCCATAACTGCTTTATCTGCTTCACCTTTTGCTTGAATTCCTTTAAGACCATAACTACCTTCAATCTCAGCCACATCTCTTAAACCGGCTGCAACAATTTTTTGTACTTCAATAGCCTTTTCTTTGTCGGCAGTACTGGCAAATTTACGCCAGCGCTCTTCACTGTCGTCCGAATAAAAAGAACGTTTTGTCTCTGCATCTTGTGCATAGTCACTTTGTCCTCTTTGGATCCTGGCAACTTCTGCTAAATACTTCCCTCGAACTGCTTCACTTTCTACTGAAGTTTCTTTTTGAAGCTCTCCAAGTGCGATATTACCGTAAGCTTGCCATTCAAATGGATCAGCTCCACGGGGTGCATTTACGTTGCCATCGTCATCGTAATCTAATGATACCTCTTCATTAGCGTCACCTGCATTGCTACTGGCCGCCGTGGATTGATTTAAAGTGTCTTTAAATTTAGTAAAATAATCTTTGGCCTTTGGTGTAAGCGTTCTTCCTTTATCTTTTATATCGTCCCTTAAGTCTGGCAGGGAAATAGTTGGGTTTGCAGCAACAATTTCTTTAAAGATTTTTGGTGTGATTTGCTTATTTGGCGCGTCATATCGCGTTCCTTCTATCATCACAGACGGAACTTTTGCTTTATCTTTTTCTTTTTCTTTGTATGTTTTTGAGGCAACTGCTGCATTCTTACCTTTGTCAGGAGTACTATCTTTCCTTGAAGTATTGTCAGTCCTGCTAGGAGTATTGTCTTTTTTTGGAGTATTGTTGGTTTGATTGGAAGGACTATCCTTCCTTGGAGTGTTGACACTCTTGTTGGGAGCGTTGTCTTTACCCTTATTTCCTTTTTGTGACATGATTAAAACTCCTTATGCTCTTACGTATTTGGATAGAATACTGTTTGAGATGTCGCCGTATCTACCTGTTAGTGTACCAGAGGCATCTCTTTCTGCTTTTCCAAAGATATTAGCAAGCCTCTGTTGATCTTCTGACATTACTTTACCACTGGCAATCATATTAGATTTCAGTAGGTCACCAAATGCTGCGGCACTCCTTACTTTTTGTGCTTTAGCTTGATCTACAAAACTGTCGTACTCAGCAGGTGTAAACCCAATGCCTTGTGTACCAAATAAACCTTTTGCGGTAGCTTGGTAGCTATCACCGTAATAATCAATAGGTTTTCTGTAGCTTTTGGCTAAGCGTTTGTCAATAAACTCAGGGTTGGTGTAGCGACCTGCAAGTCCTTCAAGATATGATTCAAACGATCCTCGATCACCATCTGCTAAATATTGTTTAGCTTTACTAATAGTTTTACGTTTTTCAAGAGGAGAAGCTTTTACTTGATCAAACGCATAGTCCTGAAGTTCTTTTTCCCTTGGAGTCAAACCGTATTCAAGAGCATCGCCACCGCCGCCAAAACCGCCTGTAAGACCACCAAATAAGGCGCCTGCTGCTGCACCCCAAGGACCACCGATCGACATGCCTGCCGAAGCACCTTGCATAACGCCACTACCAGCTCCCCCGATGTTAAACGCCATAATGACTATGCTCTCTTTCTCACTATTTTAAGGTGTTTATGTTTAAGTATTTAAGAAACCGCTAAGCCTGCCGGCTAATTTCGGTACATTCATCATTCGGGTTTCTTGTCGTAAGTTTGGATTATTTGCACGCATATTTGCAACAAGATCTGTAATTCTAGCTGTATCGGCAATGCCTATATTACGTTCAATTAAATCGGAACCAAAGTTGGCATCCCGCATGTCTGCCATGAAGTCAAGATAGTTTTTACCTGCTGTAGTTCCTTGTTGATTACCAAACGCTTGGATACCCATATTGGCCAAGTTACCAAGGCTTTGTACAGCGCCCCAAGATAATCCGCCCCCTGGAGTAGCTCCACCAAACGCAGCTTTTCCAGCAGCAGATCCATCTACGCTAGGAAACGAACCGAAAGAACCTGCGGGAAGATCAGCAGTATAGACAGAAGGATCAAATTTAACACTCCCTGGATCAGGGAATTTATACATTGGGTTATTAAGATCAACTCCGGAATAATTACCAAATGAACCGGCGGGTAAATTAAAAGCACCAGGGAACATTGTATTTTCCTCAGACGTTAAATTTAAGTATACTGCCGCCGGAATCTTGGAACCGTTTGGTTCTATTGGCTCGCATTTCTGCAATTACAGGATTGATGAAGTCAAACTTACGTGCCATCGCTTCAGCATAAAGATAAGGCAACTTTTCCTGTAGGGCAAAGATACGACCTTTTGCGCCACGCTCAGATGCTTTGTCCGCTAGTTGATTCATTGGATCAACATAAGCTTGTGCTTGCATACCAACAATGCGAGGATCCTGGGAAAGCGATATATGCATTTGTTGGTCTTTAATCAGATTCGTTGCCACAGACATTGGATCTTTTGGATCAATTGGAGCATTGGTTCTATACAGATCTTGATACTCTTTGACAATGTCTGAATACCTACCAGCGAGATTTGGATTCCCGCTGCCTTCTCCTGAAGTAGTGCGCCAATCGCCATAAGGTTGGCTCATGAACCCACCTTGGCCTCCTCCTCCTCCGAATAATCCACTAAGTGCGCCTAACATAATCAGTACCTATTAGAAAGTAATGTTGGGAGCTTGAAGGACTGAACCAGAGTAAGGAGCAGCAGTCATAAATGCACGGAGATTCGCACCTGCTTGGGTTTGTGCCCCAAGGGCTAATTTACCCGTTGTTGCCATGCTACCAAGCATTGCAAAGTTTTGACCCATGGTATTCATGATTTGCTGCTCACGAACAGCTTGATTGTCACGTTGTCGTTCAATCAGCGGCGCCATTGCTTGTAAATTTTCTCGGTCTTTATCAACCATGTAGCCATAAATGTCTTTGACTCCTGCACGTTCTGCATTCATCATTTGGATTTGGCCTTCGTTACCAATCTTACGCAGTTGCTCTAAGCGACCTAACTGTGTAGAGAAAGCACTAGGATCTCCTTCACCGGTTTTCCGTTGACGATCCTTTTGGATGGCTGCAGTTGTTAACTGTTGTGTTCCTAAGCCAAGGAGTGGTGCAACCATTTGCAGAACTGCACCCTTACCACCGCCAACAGAACGACCCGCCGCACGTGTTAATGCAGTAACACCTAAACCTGCAGCGGCACCACCGCCGACAGCATATGGGTTATTGCCTTCGGTGTAATCCTGGAAAGCGGCAACAGCAGGTGCTAAGTAACCAAGTCGTCCAATATTTCGTTTGATCGGATCACCTTCTTTTAAAGCACCGCCAAGTAAATCGCTGGTGCTTGCTAAAAGACCACCGCGTTGATTAGGGTTTGGTGTGTCATCAGCCGGTGGAGTACCGCCGCCAGTAGTAGGAGGTGGAGTGCCACCACCGCCACTGCTAGGTGGTGTAGCTGATGGCGAAGGAGTTACGTTTGTAGCCGTATTAACTACTTGGCTAGGAGTTGAAGAAGGATTGATTACGATAGGATTCCCATTTTTATCTAGGATTACACTTACTTGCTCTGCTGCACCAGTATCTGGAGTCAATGCGGCAGCAGCAGGAGTAGCAGCCGCCGCGGCAGTAGCGACAGAAGGTGTTGAAAGACCACGAACAACTGCATCATAAGCTGCTCTTACACTTTGTGCTGGTCTTTCAATATATTTAGCAAGAAAATCTTGGTCATTTACCCTACCGCCCCTGCGTGCACCTTGGCCACGGCGAGTACCGTACTCCTCATCGGTGACATTTCCCGTTACGACTGCCATGTTTACTGCTATCTGTTATTTGCTAATTCTATCATTGCATTTCTTCTGAATATTCAGCAACTGTTGGTAGTTTAGGGCGATTAGCTTGTGCAATAGTTGCGTTAATTGTTGCACCTACCGCAGCACCAGCGAGAGCACCTGCTGCTCCACCAATTAAACCACGGCGCGTTAAACCAGTGCGTACTGTTTCTGTAGTATGTTGACGATAGCCTCTGCCAGGTACTGTCTTAGTTGGTGTGCTACGTATTCCTGCAGTTAAACCAGCTAGTCCACCAAGTGCAGTTGTAGCTGTTGCAATGTTAACTGGATAGCCAAGCATACGAGCTTCTGGAATTCCTTCTAGGTTTTCAGGAGTTGCTTTTATAAGTCCCAAGAAACCACGATCTTGGTAATAATTTTGCATGAAATTGGCATAACGCTCTGGCGTTAAACTCGGAATCTCTGCTTTTGCAGTTTCATATTTTAATGGTGCTCCTTGACGACCAAGGAAGAAGCGATCGAATAATTCTTGTACTGGTTGTTCTGTTTGTCTGCGATCATCTGTACCCTCAGGAGAATATGTTTGCGCGTATCCAGTGGCACGGAAAGCTTCTCCTGGATTCAAAACATTGAATGCACCACTCATGATCGTAGTTGGGATTGCCACACTTGCAGCCATTAACCCTGTTCGTGTTTTGCCTAAATCTTTGTACGCATCCTTGCCAGCGACGGCTTTCATTGTGTTTTCAATACCAGTATCCAATATTGCCAATGGGTGGTTGTAACGCCAATACACACCCCTTGTGCCGTCGTTGGTTAAGTCAGTCACTAAACGCGTACCAAAAGCACCAATAGCTTGGATTGGTGTTTCTTTTAAGCTAACTCCTTGTGCACGTAATGCGTCGTGGTATTTACCAGCGATATTTAAAACGCTTGGATAAACTTCATCTGCGATGCGTGTAGCACGTTCACTTTTCTTTGCACCTTCTTTTAATGCTTGCGAAGTATTAGATAGTAAACGTTGAAACCGATTTGGATTAGACACCGGCAATTGCTCCCATCATTTTTTGGATTTCACCAAAGTCGGTGTTCATTTCAGTTCGCATAAACTCATCGTTCATCGACTGCCTGCTAGGTAGTCCGGCAGTTTGGAACATTGTTCCAGGGGCAAGCTTATCCATGTAACTATCTAAGAATTGCTTCCTGTTAACTTGGTCACGTTGATTGTTTTGTTGAATAATAGTAAGGATCTGTTCGTCAGATAATTGCGCTAACTCTGGCTCAGTTAATTGATCTAAATTAACATTACTAAGATCTGTTTCTTGTAAAGATTGGCTTTGATGCTGTTGAGGTGTTTCTCGACCAGGGCCAAATAAAGATGGTCTTCCAAGGGCAGCACTAACTAAGTTGCCCGCTCCAAGGGAAGCAATAACATTGACAGGGGTTTCTAATCTACTTGGCTGATATTCATTTCTTATCTTGCCAGTCTTTACGTCTTTTATTTCCACATTTTTTCCTGGTCTTACCGCACGTAATCCCCCAATTGCTGCGGTAGAAACCAGAGTATCTCCAGCGCCATATAGTAAAGCTTTGGGTAACTCTTCACCCAGCATTACGCTAACAGCAGTACTAATGCCGCCACTCATTAAAGCAGGGCGAAGTAAGTTCATAAACCCTGCGAAAAGAGCTGGTTGTGCTGCGGCTGCAGCGGCGGCTACTACTGGTGCTGGCATCTGAATATTGTTTTTCTTTTATTATAAAGCGCTAGGCTTTAGAGCTTTTTTCATCTTCTTTTTTACCCTTGCCACCTTTATCTTCCGCAAGTAATTGCGCAACAGATTTGTTGTCCTCCACTTCATTCTCAGCTTTAGCTTTTTGCCGCTCCATGATACGTCCCGTGGGATCTGGGTTATAAAAAGATGGCATTGGATTTTCGCTAAGCTCTTTTACGGTCGGACTATAGGAATACATCTCTTTCCACATGGGATTGTAATCAGGCTGATCTTCTGGACGTTGTCTTGTCTTTGGGCGACCTGTTTCAAAGTCATAATCTTCATCACGCCTAAAGGGTCCGCCAATACCAGCAAACACTTCGTTGGGAACAACGCGACCTTTTTCGTCTTCTTTAAACTCAACATATCCCAAGCCAGGATTTAACTTTAACTTTCGTGCCGCAAGGCTTTTTCTAATATCTGTTTCATTAAAACGACCAGGGGAAAAAGGTGTTTGAAAACTATCAGCAGGTGTTGTAAACAACGTTGCATAATCTACTTTACTTTTTCGCTCAAAGACGTCTTTTGTAAAGTCAATGTAACGCTGCGGTTCATTCCCAGAAAAGTAATTGCTGCCGTGACCAGCAAGGCGTGCATCCCGTGCCATTAATCTTCCTCAGCTTTGCGGTACTTTTTCTTTTTCAATGATACTAAAGTCTTGCGTAAGTTTGCTTGCTTAACGGTGGACTTATCATAATCCTCTGGATTGGCAAGTACGTTCTCTTGTAACTGCGCAGTGGTAATACCTTTTTTAGCTGCTTTCTTGGTGAACGCACCTTTTTTAATCTCAGCCTTGTCGATCCAGTTCTTGTCTTTTTTGTCTTTAGTCATTTAGATACCTCCTGCAAGACGACGTTGTTGCCTGTTTGCAATGTCTTCTCTAATCCGTTGTAAACGATTTTCTGCATTTCTTTCACGCAAGGTTAAGTTTGCGACCGGATTTTGAAGTGCCAGGGTTTCAGTAGGTGCTGCAAACAACGTTGGTTGATACGTCTCTACATATTGTATAGGTGCTTCAAGTCCTCTAAGTTGTGGAGTAGCACGCATAGGACCTTGCATCTGAGGTGTAGGTGCACCTGCGGAAAGAGCCAGAGGTAATTGATACTCTTCGGCTACAACTAAATTAGGTTGAATGACTGCGGGAGAACTTGTTGCTTCTGTTTGTCCTCTTTGCATTTTAGCCATATAGTTTGCAAGTTGATTTGCATAAGCATCTGCTTCGGATACGCGTGTACGTGCAATAGGCGGAACAACATCAGAACGGAAGCTAAGCTGTGTTGGTTCCAGGGGACTTGCAATCGGTTCTTCGGTCGGAGCTACTGGACGATTAGAAACCTGATAAGTCTTAAATTGTCCTTCTGGAGTTCGTTCTTGAATAGTTCTTTCTAAAGGAGTTGACGGGCCTGTGGCACCAAAACGGCTACTGGTTGCCGATGGAGGTAATTGCTTACCGGCAAGTTGTGCCATACCACTCAAGCCAACTTTTACTTTGGCTTCTGCCAGCTCACGTGGATCGCTTGCGTAAATACCTTGAACTGCCCGACTCAAGTCAATAGACTGCAACCCTTGTGGAGTAATGGCTTGCGAATACTTATACGCTTCGGGTTCTACGTAAGAACTGGGAGAACTAAAGAATACGGCTTTGCCTTCAGGATTTTCGTCATCTACAACATACTTACGAACTTTATATACACCTACCGAGGAGTCAGTTGCGCTAGGTGGACGACTAGCTTGAGGCGTATACTCGCCTTGTTTGGTCATTGCAGAAGTGCCATACTCGGCAAGCTCTGGACCGTAGATGCCAATGGAAGCTTTGGTTTCCATTCCTGCGACGCCACCGCGGCCACGCACGTTTACATCAGCGCCCATACGCTTACCGGCAAGCTTCTGAACGAGGGTCTCACCAGTGTCTTGATTAACGTTAGGTAACGTAATGCGATCACCAGTTTCAGGATCAATACCAAGATCTGAGCCAATGTTGGGAACAGATTTTGCGCGGCCACCAGATAGAAGGCCTCCTGGAACAATCTCAAGCTGCTCTTGAGAAATGTATTGACCAACAGGACGCCCACGTTCAATATTAGAAAGCTCACCTTCTTCAACCACCATGTTGTCTGGTGCCGTAAGGATAGGACGAACAACAATACCTTCCTCTACGCCACCCATTAGTTTCTGAGGAACAGCAGCCCTTCGGATGTTACGTGCAGTTGCTTTCTCAGCGCCAAGGAGACGTCGCTCACTCATCTCGAAGTTACGCAACGTCTCGTTAACCCGTGCGTCAAGCTCGTCTTGTAGATCTAAAGCAACTTCACGACCTCGGCTTGCCGTAATGTATGCATCACGTTCTTGTGGGCTCGAGAAAGATCTGCGTCCTTCGTTCATATTTGCGACATCGGCTTGAAGTAAAGCATCTTGCGCCATCAAGTTGTCTAGCTCATTTGCTAAACCAATTTGATTACGTGTTTCTTCTAACCGAATATTACCTAGCCAATTTTTATAGCCTTTGACTTTGTCAACAAGATTTTGTGCGGTATCTTCCATGTATACACCTTCTTTCAAGGACGATACAGGGAATTGTTCTCCGGCAATTGTTACGGTTCCTTCGTTTAAGTTTTCAAAAAACTGCTCATTACCTGCCGCGCCAAGTTTAAGTGCGTTGCGACGCCTTGTAGCTTTAGGATCTTCGCGCCATGCTTCAGGACCAAATGCCTTGGCTAATTGGGTTTCTAAACGTCCGGAAGTACCGGCATCTTCCATCAGCTTTTCCCGTCGTTGCTGAAGGAACCGTGCTGCCGAACTCTGTCCTAGGTCTGCGCCAGGGGCTGCTTGTAATTCGATAGTACCGCCAGGAGCAAGGCCCGTACGTGCTGGACGCGCACCACCAAACTTAAAGCGTTCTCCAGTGCGCAGGTCGTAGCCAATACCTTCAGCCTGATCGATGGGAAGTCCATCAGGTAAAGCTTGAGCTACCTTATTGATTGCGACGTCACCTTCAACGCCAGACCATTCACTGGGATTAGATCCCAACATTGCTTTATAGTCCGCATCAGCTTGTGCTTCTAATTGCGCAATCTGTGTTTTATCAAGATCTTCGTTACGTGAGAGCTGTTGCCATACACGTCCTTCTTGTTGCGATGCACCAGATTCGACTGCGCTTGTTGCTTGGTTTTGTAAATCAGGGTTGCCGCCAAAAGCACGTTGGAATTGTTCAAGACGTGCTTCTTCTGCTTGCTCCAAAGTAAACCCTGCATTCGCCAGGGCTTGACGACCAATTTGCTCTTCTTGTAACGCTACTTGGCGAATAGATTCTTTTGGATGAGAAGAAAGTGGGTTTTTAAGATATAACTCTTTTCCACTATCGGTCAAAAGAATGAGTTCATTATCGTAAGGATTCCCCATTAAGCTATAACCTTTTCTGCCTAGTTCTTGATGGAACGCAAGGAACTGACCTTGTGGCTGAGAACGTGTAGTTGTTTGAACGGGAGCGGTAGGCTGTGCTTCTAAGGTATTGAGATCAACGGTTGCACTTGGGATGGCTGGTTGCTTTTGCTGTAAAGAAGAAAGCGGTACCATGCGTCCTTGACGACGCACCATTCGTTCCCGTGGGGCGGAAGCAACGACTTCTGGTAGGTCCGTTACAATGTTGCCTGCTAATTCTGCCGCTTTACTCGCAAAATATGCGCCACCGCCACCCCTGCGGTAAATCTCACCTGTATTGGGATCAGTAACAAGCATTTCTTCGGTCGTACCACCTTGGGGTTTATATACCCTTGGTAATTCCGACGCAGGCTTGGCAGCTACATTGGCGTACACCTGGGAACGCAGTTCAGAAGTAGGTGTAGTTGGCGGCACACTCGGTGGAACATTGGAGTATTGCTCCGGTGCATGTGGAGCAACTCGAGGTTGTACAGAAGAAAGTGGTACCATACGTCCGTGACGACGCACCATTCGTTCTTGTGGTGCAGAAGAAATGACTTCCGGTAAATTTGTTACAACATCGTTTGTTATAGGCGATTGAGTTACACCACGATCACCTGTAACACGAGCAGAACGTGACGGTGGAATGTCAACGAGTCCAAAATCACCGGTACGTCGTGCGCCAAGGTCAGTCATTTGTACACCACGGGGGCGTTCACTACGGGCAGCACGTGTCAATGCCTCTGCCGCCGCATTCTTTCCCTTGGTGTTACGTAATGCGTAGTAGCCACCAGCACCAGCGAGGGCACCTAAGCCAAGAAGCCCCGCCATTCCTAAGATATTTGGACCTTCGTTACGTGATTCTTCGTAATATTCCGCCATGTGCGTTCTATCGCTTGATATTTTTATGATATCTGTATTTTAAGGTGCAAAATTCAAGAAATGACAACGTACGTTAGACTATATACAGCGAAAGTACCAAGAAATCTATGGATCCTGCGGATAGGGCGCAACGTGCACTTGCATTAAGGGCAATTGCGGACAAAACAAAAGAATTAGAGGATGCAGGTGCTGATCCAATTACTGTTAAAACGTTTTCGTCTGGTGCGCAGCGGGAATTAGCACGTCAGAAACCAGATGTAGACAAATATAAAAGTGCGTTTGTCGCGGCAGGTAACTTTAAACGTCAAAATAGCGGTCCAGAATTTTAAATTAGAATTTTAATTTTTTAATTATTTAGAAAATGTGTAAATTTAATTAACGCCGGGGTAGCTTCCCCGGCTTTTTTGTCTAAAAACTTGGGCAAACTCCTTGCAGCGTCTACACTTTTTGTTGATAGTGTACGATTTTTCGTGAAAATGGCCCCTATATACCCAAAATAGGGAAAATATTTTTCTGACGGTTCTTGCAACACCTGTGGGAATGCGAATGTGCATAGAAAAAAAAGAACGGTGGGAGGGTAGAGAAGTAATTGGAGCGGAGCGGGGGCATGCACGAGTTTTCCACAGGTTTTTCCACAGGCTGCAACACTTTCAGACAGCGTACGAATCCCTGAGATCCCTTCGCGCGCAACGGGTTTCGGCTATGCGTCACTGCGGGAGATACAGAACAGTTCATCGAGAAGCTCGAGGTAATTGTCACTGTTTCAACACAAGCAAGACAGAAGAGTGAGCAATAGATCCAAGGGTCATTCGTCAAGCTGGACGTTAAACGCAGCCGTTACTTCTGCGCACGTCAGTCGCAGATCAAGAGGATCAATCATGATCATCTACTTCACCCTGACCACAGACGAAGCCGTCTATAAGTTCCAGGTGAACAAGGAGGAGAATCTCGTGAGAGTCACGAAGATGATCCTCAAGGCGCAATGCCCAGGAGAGTGGCATCGCTCCACACTCCTCAGCTTAGACGCAGGGCGCAAGCTCGTGCGTCAACTACAGACCAGGTGAGTCATAGCTCCCAAGCCAGGTGCAATGCCTGGCTCTGGTCATTGCCACAATCCAGTGGCATCTACTACCTAACACCATGGGTTTCCGTACATCCCTCGGACGTGCATTCTCTGCTGCCGCACAGGCAGCTTCCCAAGAGTGGCACGAATCAAACGACCGTCGTATTACTGGCGACGTCATCCGTTACAACGACCGCATCACAGGCGACGTCATCCGTTACAACCAACGCAACAACTCCCGCGTTACCTATAGCGGGCGCTGATCCGTAAGCGGACAGGGAGGTGCAAGTCCTCCCATCAGCATTGCCACAATCCAGTGGCATTTACTTCACACCAACCATGACCGAACACATCGCATCCATTGTCATTGCCGCAGCCACAATCATGGGCATTGGTACTCAGGTCACCATCCATCAGTTGGATAAGGCGACCGCAAAGCAATGCATCAACCATGAGTGGCCAGTAGAGGCACATGACATCCACCTTGCGTGGTGCGCAGCTAACAACTATCCAACCAACTGATCCGTCTAAGCGGGTGACCAGGTGCAAACCCTGGTCCAGTTATTGCCCCCTGTGGAGATGGGCACCACACACATGGAGAGATCCATGCAACTGAACAACCTGTTCTTTGTCCGTCGTACTAACGACGGCAAAGTTACTTTGGTTACGGATCATTTCTTCGGAGGTGATCCGAATTACTTCTGCGAGGCAGCAACGCCTCAGCAGATTTCTGCTGCTTGTAAAGCAGACAGGAACCTTCAGATCCGTCGAGGCTGAAGTTATTAGCTGAGCCTACGTAAGTAGAGCGTGATGCTGGGGGATCAAATCCCCTGCTCAGTTATTGCCACAATCCCGTGGCATCTACTCAACTCAACACCATGTACTACATCGTGATTGACGGCGTGCAGCACGGCTTCTCCTTCCAGTGGGAAGAAGCACTTATCGAAGCTGCACAAATGGACTTCCAACTTAACTCACCCGAGTTAAACGACGGCATCCAAGGCACGCATGACGTGCAGATCATGTCCTTCCAGGAGATGATGGAGGCCGACGACGTTGTGATGGTCTTCTGACCAGCCGTGAGCCGGGGCATCGAATGCCCCACACAACTATTGCCACAATCCCGTGGCATCTACTACACAACACCATGTTGATCTACAAGCCTGAGTTTGATAATCTCCATCGCGTCATCTGGAATGGAGGTGACAGCTCTATGCTTCACTTCCAGAAGATCAAAGATGGCGAGTGGGAAGACCTTGATTCCCTGACATTCATGTCAGGGATGCCGACAGGTACCAAGGAGCTTTACTACGAGATGAGAGAGTATTACAACTACTCAATGACCATGCTTCAAGACATCATGTATGCAGTAGCATTCTGATTCCTGCTCTAAGCCCTCCCACCAGTACATCAGTACTACGTCGGTGGGTTTACTGCAGGACTCAACATCCTGCTTGTCAACACCACAGTATTCTCATGTTCAGCTCAACCATCATTCGCTATGTCACCGACCTCAAGGTGCTCAAGTCCAGGGAAGACAATAGTGTTTTCCTGGCTGCAAGTATTGCAGTCAACGATCCATTCGGCGGTTCGTGCCGCTTGCGGTTTACGAATAGCAATGGATTGCTTGCGGCATTTAACAAGGGCAGCTTAGTCGCAGGCCATCAACTCATCCTCACGCAGTGGAGTGTACGCATCAGCACTATCAAGACGCACTACCAGAAGGATGGTCAACTTGTGGCACTCAAGTACCCTGAGATCAAACTCACAGGAGTACGTGCCACTATCGGTGCAGCACCAAGGCCTAAGGCTGTTGATGCATCGTCTCAACCTGAGGAAGAAGACTACCTGGACTTCTGACACACCATCTAAATCCAACTAACAACTTATGTCCAACTCATTCAAAGACTCCTGTGTTGCTCTTGTCATTGGCATTGGTAGTGGCTTACTCCTATCTACTGGAGTACAGAAGCTACTCAACCAACACTACGAAGAACACTGCAACGCAAGACCAAACCACAACCTTGTACGTACACAAGGATTCCTAGGGGACACGTACTACTGCATCCACAGTAAGTACCTGTAATCTGCACATAACTCTCCCGGTAGTACACATGTATTGCCGGGAGAGTTTTCTGCAGGTCACACCTGCACTACACCACACGACACCAACTGGAGACCATGACTCCTAAAGCTGTTGAACAACTGCTGACCCAAGACGCACGTTTATTGGCTCGCAGAGACTCCCCTGTCATTGATGCAGAGATTGAAGAACAGCGTCAAGCTGCTCTCGATCTCTTCTTCCAATGGCAAGATGGGTTAGCCCAGTTCCAAGACCTAGTCCCATTCTGCGTGGTACTCCAACGCAAAGTAGATCTCAACAGGGATCTGCTTCGTTGGGAACGCAGGCATGAGGATTGACTCCTGATTGGAGGGGCTTCGGCCCTTCCCACCAGGACTCAACATCCTGGATTCCATTCCATTGCATTTAACATGGCACTACTAGTTGGCAAAGAAGAGCTTGACTCTGCACTTGCAGTGTTCAAGATCAATCACTATCACCTGGAGTTCGATGACAACGTCGTCTATCTCCATTGGGTAGCAACAACGTCTCAGGCTCGTGAATACATTGACGCATTCCTTGAGTGTCTCGATGTACTAATTGACGAGCGATGGGTAGATACCTACGGTTCGCACGAACAAGGTAACCCTGTTCAGCTACCAGATGAAGACTACATCTGCTGTCGCTATATCCTGGAGACCGTTTGACATGAAGACGATCTATCGCATGCATAACGGTTTCATCCAGATGGATTCTTATGGTGAGACTCATAAGTCCAACCATCTATTGAAAGCTGTGGTGGCTGCACTCATACTTGCGGCTAGCATTAGCACCATCGCAGCACTAGCCAGTAAGTACACGTCGCTTGGCCCACAGGGCATCAACGCCTCCAAGCTGTACGTCATGGGCTACTAGCTAGCCATAACCTGGGCCTTCCTCCATGAGGATATAAGTCCCAGTCACCCAACCAACTCATCAATCCCCATGCGCAATCGAGTATCTATCGTCAAGGAAGATCGGATCTGGCAACTCAGGTGCCAGGGGTACGACTACGATTCAATCGGCAGCATTGTCAACTGTAATCCTGGGTACATGACAATTGTATTACGTCGAGTGAGGCGTCGTCCTCCGATCGAGAAAGACCCAATCAAACGTGGTCGTCGCAGTAATTTCCTTAGTGATAACCAAGTAGAAGATATTCGTATGCGCAAAGCACAAGGTGAGACTGCACTATCTATTGCTAAGGACTATCACATTGGTGAGTCAGCGATCTGCAAGATTGCTAACAACGTAACGTATAAAGAACCTGCATACGACAGCGGCTATAGATATAACTTCACTAATCGTCTCACTCGTTAACAACACTAGGCATCCACACACAATGTGTGGTGTAAGTCCTAGTACAAACCTTAATCAACTCAACTCAAACCATGACAACACAACTAGCCGAGCACATCCAAGTACTTGAAGCTCGCATCAATTGTCTCATCGACAAGCTCCTTGCTAGTTACGCTAAGCACTATGGAGATGGCGGCATTACCTTTGACATTGTTAAAGGTACCAAGTACTACAAACTTATTCAACGTGACGTCAAGCGTTCAACCATTGACGGCAAGACTGGTGCATCAGTCCATGCATTTATTGACCGTCAATCTGGTTCTGTCTACAAACCAGCAAGCTGGGCGTCACCAGCTAAGCACGTACGTTACAACCTCATGGACGAGGTATCGTTTGCCACCTGCATCCAAAATGCTGATTGGGCGGGCTCATACCTCTATATGAAGTAACCAACACATGGGCATCCACAATTGAGAACTCTTCTCAATAACAGTGGTGTAAGTCCCATGCTCAACTATTCACCTACCTCAATTCAACATGGGCGCACTCATGGATCAAACGGAAGACAACAAGCGGTATCACCTCATCATCAACGTTGATGAGAAGTATGCCATCGTCAACGCACTAGCCTTCTATCATGCGCATCACACCCTGGGTGCATTGATGGATGAAGACGAGCGTGAACAATACATGCTCGCATTCCAAGAAGATGGTCCAACCTTTGTTGATTCCTTAGCAACAAAGGTGGCCAATACCTTCTGATCCCTGGGCAGCACCGACGTAAGTACGGTGTGTAAGTCCCAGGGTTTACTGTCCACCTACTCAATTCAAGCAATGCCTGAACTCGATCCCAACTACAACGCTGACTTGCTTGATGCCATGGCAGACATTGCCTATCAACAAGAGCAAGCCATGCGTGAAGAATACGAACTCAACCCACCTGAACTGGAGACCTACGATGACCAAGCCTAAGTACACACTGCGTCAAGCATGGGATGATGGTGACATCATCGTCATCCTG